ACTTTCATTCTCCAACGTGCACCATTACCTGGCTCTGTTGTTTTAATCCATACAGATCCTGTAGGACGTGGAGTAGTATCAGATCCTTTAAATTCTGGAACTCTAGTGTGCTTATTGATATGCAATGCTGGAGGATAATATGTTCCTGTAGCAATACCTAATTCGCCTAGTAATGTAGCATCGCCGCCGATTGCTATAGACCCTGTTCCTGATGAATCTTGTAGCGCCGATTCACTACCATCATTGTATATTTCTAAACGTCCATCAACTGCGTTAGCAGTAATGTCACCTAATGGAAATAATCCAGCTATATTAGCTGCAACATCGCCAATTATGTCAGTGTCTGAAACAGTTACGTCTGTGCCGTTAATTGTAAATATTGAGCTTGCTTGCGAGAAAGACGGATTAGCTTTTGACCCTCTTACTGTGGCCCAGCTTTTTGTCCATGCTTCACTACCAATAAGCACCCAAATACCACTTGCATTTCTATAAAAAGCTCTTACAATTGTACTACCAAAAACAACTGCATAATCGCCAATGGCTCCAACAGTTTGTTTCGGTATCAACCCACTTGTGCCGTTTATAATAGCATTTCCTGATTCTAATTTTGTTGAATCAGTAATTACAATAGGAGTTTTTGTTGTAAAGGACTGTCCGCCAGCACTTGTTACTGCTGCGCCGTTCCACTCTTGGATTCCAAATTTTGAAATCTGTGTGTCAACCCAATATGTTCCGTTAGCTGGTGTAGCTGCTGGTGCTTCAGAACTTGGTTCTAGTTCTGCTAAGTCGATGTCTGCTCTAACAACCCATGCTCTATTAGAAACGCCTAAATACGAATAAGCAGCTTGTAGGCCGTATTCGTTAAGCTCTCCAGCATGAATTGGGTTGTTGTTATTGTCTGTGTAAAACAAAGGATCGCCAAACGTATCTGCTAGATCACGCTGCGATGTTAATAAGTATGGTTTACCAGCATTTGCCTTAATCGTACCCTGTGCTGTTCCTGTGCCGCTTGCATTCAGTTTGTTTGAAGCAGAAGCAACAAAAATCATTGGGGTCGTTCCAGGCTCTGCCGGAGTGTAGAATGATTCGTCAATTACTTTGACTTCTACTCCTGGTGATGTTAGTGCCATTGATATTTCTCCTATAATACGAGTTGGTAGTTTCGTTACTTGTATTTAGCACTCACTATTAAAAATAGCCCGTTTAACCACCGAAAAAAGGTACCAAAAAGGTGAGCTAAATACAATATGAGACCATTATGCAAGTGCGGACAGCGGCCAGCAGCTATAAATTACAAAAAAGAAAACAGAACTTACTATCGTAAGCTCTGCGAAACATGTTTACGTAACGGAGTAAATCATGGAATACCTAAATGGAAACAACGTGGGTACGAAAAAAAAGATAATTGCGAAAAGTGCGGCTATGCTTCTAAGCATCACGAACAGTTTAATGTGTTTCATATAGACGGAGATTTAAATAATTGTCGTCCAGGAAACTTAAAAACTATATGTGCTAATTGTCAGCGAATAATTCAAAAAAGTGGAGTGAAATGGAAACAGGGCGATTTAGTTCCTGACTTCTGATGCACTATAAGGATCGATGTGTTCAATAAGTTGAGCCAAGTTAAACTCTAAATCTTCAAGTGTACTGTTATTGTCAATAGTATAATCTGCCATCCACTGTTCTAAGCTCATAGAGTTTTTACTTTCAGGAGGAAGATGATCCGAGCGATCTACCCAAATAGCTTTGTCAAATACCCCAGTATTTTTCATAGCATGGAATTCACGCTTGTTGCGTAGTCCGCAATAGATGTCGTGTGCTTTGAATATTTCTCTACCCAATGTACCTGCATCAGGTACATTATAATCACAAATAGCTTCATACCATTCTTGACGATGATTGTGTCTATCAGCATAGCACTGCTCTTCGTCGGTGTACCCGTACTTGTCTTTTAGATCATTATAGATAAACAACTTGCTACAGAACTTACTACTGCTTTCAAAACTATAACCATATTTGTCGCGAAGCATTTCACATACAGTGTCTTTACCGTGACGTCCGTGGCCTATAACTAATAGTTTCAGTTTCATATTGCTCTCCTATAATTATATTATTATAACAGAACTTATGTATTTGTCAACCTTAATCGTAACCTAATACAGCAATTCGGTTTATTTCTTCTGCTTCTCTTTCTGCCCAAGCAGTAGGAAATCCTTCTTCGCTAACACAATTTTCGTGATTGCCCCAGATGCGTTTCATATAGCTATCGTATATGCCTTCTACATCTGTGTCGGACCATGATTGGGGGATTAATGAACCTTTTACTATCCAGTAAAAGCGATTGGCTTCTTTTCTTACAAACGGACTGCACACAATAGTAACTCCTTTGTTATATTGTATTTACAGCATACGTAAATGTTAGCGTAAACTCGGGGAGATTTTAGCCTATTGTAAAACCATAGCCTGTGCCGCCTGGAACCGCCATTGATACTTCGTTTTCTAATTTTTCCATTTCGGACTGCGCTTCTGCTTTTAGGCTATCACCGTTAAGAGTACTTCCGCCTTGTGGGCCTGCAATAGTAGCAAACTTTGAACGTGCTTCGCCTAACATATATTTACATGCTGCCAAGGTGTAGTCTTTAATCCATTGTTTTGCTAGATAATCGTTGAGTAGCTCTGAATCTGGTCTAAGATTATACACGTACAACATTAATGTTTCTTCTGCCCTTGGACGTTGAAGTATTGTTAGTCGTTTGGTTGTAGTATTCCAATTGAATTCTATAAATGACCCAAACATACGTCCAACAAGTTCTTGATATTGTGAAAACATATCGTATGTTGCAAGGCCGCCTAAGTTTGACGAACTTAGTAAGTATGTGTTTGTATATGCCATATTAAACGGTTCAAATGTTGTTCCGCCGCCTCCGCCATTTCGTGACCCAATACTTCTTCGAAAAAGTTGACGTACTTCTACAACTTCATTTGGCAGTGTGTATGTATTTTGATCAATTATAGTTGGCATAAACATATACGATTCTTCAACAGAATTATCTGAGCGTTGTCTAAATCTAGTTAATGCTTTTGTTAATGCTGTTTCATAATGTATAGGATCTAGTTCAACATCGACCATACCGCCACCTAACATAGTGTGTACATAGTCAAATATTTCTTGTTTTTGTGTTGCTAGTGACATACGAATCTCTCCATAAAGTATTTATCGAATAAATATGTATATGCCAAGATTAAGTTTATACAAACCTGAAAAAGGACAAGACTACACATTTATAGATAAACAAATTCTAGAAATGTTTACAGTCGGTGGTACTGATATTAATATCCACAAGTACCTAGGTCCCGACAATCCAGAGTCTGCTGATGCTACCGCAGATCAGCCTCGATATGATGCTGTTAAAGAAACAAACATTCAAGACTTACTATTTTTAGAAAATAGAGATAGAAAGTACGATCCTGACATTTATACAATGCGTGGCATATATAATATTCAAGATAACAATTTTAATTTATCGCAATTTGGTATGTTTTTAGACAACGATACNTTATTTTTAACAGTGCACATAAACGGTAGCGTAAAAACTCTTGGAAGGAAATTTATAGCAGGAGATGTTATCGAGTTGCCGCATATGAAGGACGAATATGCTCTTAACGACTTCTCTGTTGCATTGAAAAGATTTTATGTAATCGAAGACGTTACTCGTGCAAGTGAAGGGTTTTCGCCAACTTGGTATCCTCATTTATATCGTCTAACACTTAAACAAATTGTAGATAGTCAAGAATTTAAAGAAGTGTTAGATCTGCCTGCGGATGCAGACAATGATAACGGCGATACACTAAGAGATATGCTTTCGACTTACGAAAAAGAAATGCAAATCAATGATGCTGTAGTTGCGCAAGCAGAAGCGGATGCTCCTAAGAGCGGTTATGACACTAGTCATTACTATAGTTTAGAAGTAAAGTCAACAGAAACTGGCAGTGATGTTCAAGTTACTAAAGTTGATAATGAAACTGTTACTGTGCCGCCGTCAAAAATAGGATATAGCGGTTATTTACTAGGAGACGAACTTGCACCCAATGGAGAAACATTTGGACATGGCATACAATTTCCTACAGCAGCAGAATTAGGCGATTACTTTTTAAGAACAGATTTTATGCCAAAAAGATTATTTAGATTTGACGGCAAGACTTGGATTAAAGTTCACAATGTACAACGTATGACAATGACGAATACTGATACTAGACAAACTCAAAAGACATCATTTATTAATAATAATAACTATGTTTATAATGACAAAGTAGCATCAAATGATATAATAATAACATCTGGTGATTTTGTAATATCAACAAGTATTCCTTATCCGATAGATGCACTGTATCTTGAATTAAAACAGAGTGTACACACTAAAAATTATGTAATAGCAGATCACCAGGATCTAATTACTAGCGATAGCGACAATACTGTACTAATTACATTACCAGAAATTGCAGGTATACAAGACACAATAGAGTTTGACGGACAGTGGACTGTCAATTTCTATAATAACAGAGAAGCAGAACGTCAAGGGTTAAGTAAAGCCCTAAGACCAAGGGCAGATAATTAATGGAACATTTTTACGACGGACAAGTTAGAAGATATCTTACACAACTAGTAAGAATGTTTAGCGGATTTAAATACGCTGACGGTAAGAATGAACTAGTCACAGTTCCGGTTATGTACGGCGATATTACTCGTCAAGTAGGAAGTATTATTAGAGATAACTCAGATAATAAAATTCCAAGTGCACCAAGGATGGGAGTTTATGTTACTGGTTTAGAAATGGATCGTACTAGAACCAGTGACTCGTCATATGTTAGTAAAGTTAATATTAGAGAACGTGCATTTGACCAGGCAGGAAATGAATACTTAAATGAAAGCGGAAAAAATTATACCGTTGAACGGTTGATGCCAACTCCGTATAATCTTACAATAAATGTAGATATATGGACAACTAATACAAATCAAAAATTGCAACTTGTTGAACAAATATTAATGTTATTTAATCCAAGTTTAGAAATTCAAACCACAGACAATTATCTAGACTGGACTAGTTTAAGCGTTGTTAATTTAGATAGTATTAACTGGAGTTCAAGAAGTATTCCTCAAGGCACAGAAACAGAAATAGATGTATCGACTCTAACTTTTAGTACTCCGATATATATTTCGCCGCCTGCTAAAGTTAAACGCCTCGGTGTTATTACTGATGTTATTACTCAAATTTTTGAAGAAGCTCCGGTAGACGGACTTGATGCAGAAGCAAATATTAGAACTAAAATTTATGTCGCTCCTACTGGTGAATTATCTAGACAAGAAACTACTAAAGATTGGTATAATAATATATCTCTTGACACTGTTGCAACAGCTTATCGAAATATTGATATTTTAGTAATTAATAATACTGCTAAACTAGTTAAACGAGGAGTAGTAGGCGGAATTACTTGGCCAGAATTTTTAATAGCATTTCCTGAAAAACTACAACCCGGAATCACAGGCCTAAGACTTTCTAGAAATGATTGGCAATATGATGTGATCGGCAGACTAGCTATTAATCCTACTGACGAAACTGAAGCAATTATTGATTGGGACGAAGATACATTGCCGTCTGATACAGTTATTACATCAGATTTAGGCAACAGAAGTAAAATTGACTATATTATTGACCCAACAAAATCAAATCCTCAACATCTGAGTCTTTCTAGCAATCCACGAATACTATTACTAGGACCAATAGGCAATGCTGTTAATACAGATGGCGCAGATGCTTGGAAAAACTTAGATAATACAGATTTTATAGCAAGTGAGAATGATATTGTAGAATGGGATGGTGCAAAATGGACAATAGTATTTGATGCAGATACTGACGCAAGTATATACGGAACNGTGTACACTACAAATCTTAATACTGGCGTGCAATATAAATTTGACAGAGGTGAATGGATTCTTTCGTTCGAAGGAGAATATCCAAACGGCGCTTGGAAACTAGACTTCTAATATAATTATATATATGAAGGAAAAAATTATTTGTAGTGGTGCTCTACTATATACACTCGATACTCAACGTTTTTTATTTTTACATCGATCAAACAGTAAACGCAGCAATGCCGTATGGGGGCTTGTTGGCGGTGCAAACGAAGAATCTGAAACTCCGTGGGAAGGTTTACGTAGAGAAATAGACGAAGAAATAGGCAATGTAGAAATTAAAAAAACTATACCGTTAGAAACGTTTGTATCCAACGATACTAAGTTCAAATTTCATACATACTTGTGCTTAGTAAATAATGAATTTATTCCTAAACTTAATAACGAACACGACGGATATGCTTGGTGTAGTTTTGGAAAATGGCCAAAACCGTTACATTACGGTTTACAAAATACATTAAACAAAAAAGTTAATTTAAAAAAACTAGAAACTATATTT